TAACTGATGCTTCTGGTTATACAAAAGTTCCAGTTACTCATGTTGTTAGTTCAGGTTCATTCTCTGATGACGATGGAGTAGGAGTTCACTTTACACCATCTGGAGCTGATGGAGCTGGAACAAGTCTTTCTGGATCAACGAATAATACTGTTGCAACAGTTACAGGAGCTAATGCTCTTATCGGAGAAGCAAACTTAACTTTTGATGGTACAAATTTACTTATTGGTAGTACAGGAAAATTATATCTTAACGATGCTGGAGGAGAACATATAAGCGGTAGTGGTTCTGTATTAAGTATTGCTGGAGGAAATGAAATTGATTTAACAGCAACTGCTATTGATATTAATGGAACTTGTGATGTTAGCGGAGTATCTACTTTTGGTGCTGCTGCTAATGTTTCTCAACAAGCAATAACTTCAACTTCAAATGCTGTAGCTTGGGATGCTTCTGCTAAACCAAACGCATACCATATCACAACAGAAAATACGACTTTATCTGCACCAACTAATGCAGTTGAAGGAGCATTTATCTGTTTAGAAATTAATTACAATGGAAGTCATACTTTTTCGTGGAATGCAATTTACAATTTTAGTGCTGATACTGCTCCTACGACAACAGATACAGATGGTAAGACGGATATTTTTGTATTCAGATACAATGGAGCAATTTGGCAAGAAGTAGGAAGAACATTAAATATACCAGAGAGTTAAAAATAGGAGTTAAAATATATGTGGGGATTAGTACAAGACGGATCAATTACAAAAATAATAAATAAACCAAAAGGTATGGTTATTGGCGATGTTCGTCATTCAAGAAATATATTTTCTTCTAGATGGACTAATGCAGAAAGAGAAGCTATTGGAATTTATGAAGTAGAATTTGATAATTCTAATAAAAAAGATGAGAAATGGTATATCAATACCAATCAATCATTTACTTTTGCTGGTGGAAAAATTACAGCAAGCTATGGATCAAGTACAGCTAAAGCTCATGCTGATACTTTATATACAGAACAAGACAAAACAGATGGTAAAATACCAGATGGTAAAGATGTAGGCGATGTTGCTGTTAAAGGATTAAAAACAGTTTTAATTAAAAATATTAAATCTCAAGCTGCTGGAGAATTATCTAAAACCGATTGGTACATAACTAGAAAAGCAGATGCTGGAACAGCAGTACCATCAGCTATTACAACTCATAGAGCAGCAGTAAGAACAAAAGCAGCTGAACAAGAAACTGCAATTACAAATGCTGCTGATACACCAGCTTTAGAAACTTTATATACTTATACAGAACAAGAAGATGGATCTACTACAAGACCATTAGGTGAACTGCCAACGTTGGAGAGTTAATGCCTTTAATTTTATCAGGTAATGTAGCTTCAGCAATAGGTGGTGCTTACGAAGTAGCCAACTCATGTAGGTTTGATGGTTCTAGTGCTTATATGACTAAAACACCAGGTAGTGCTGGTAGTCAAGTAACTCAAACATATTCAGTTTGGGTTAAAAGAAGCAAACTAGGCGATGAAGAATTTATTATGTATGCTAGAAAAGATGCTGATGATGATACTAGATTATATTTTGAAGATGATACTTTAAGATTTCAATGTACTGTAAATAACACAACTCATACAAGGTTATGGACTAATAGAGTTTTTCGTGATCCTAGTGCCTGGTACCATATCGTAATTTCATATGACAGTTCAGTTAGTACACCAAGCACTTCATCAATACAAATGTTTATTAATGGAGTTAAGGAAACAAGTTTTTCATCAGCAACTTATCCATCTCAAAACGAGGTATCTTATTGGTGTGATGACGCACTTCATACCATTGGAAGAAGAAGTGATGGAACAAGTAATTATTACAATGGTTATATGGCAGAAGCTGTATTAATTGATGGTTCAGCTTTAACAGCAAGTTCATTCGGTGAATTTGATGAAGATAGTCCTAACATTTGGAAACCGAAAGATGTATCAGGATTAACATTTGGTACGAATGGTTTTTATTTAGATTTTGAAGCAAGCGATAACCTAGGCAACGATGCCAATGGTGGAACAGATTTTTCTGAAAGTGGTCTAGCCGCAGCAGATCAAGCTACAGATACGCCGACCAATAATTTTGCAGTAGCAAATCCATTACAAGCTCATGCCGATACTACATTTGCAGAAGGAAATACATGGACTAGACAATTATCATCTGCAACAGCAAAAATGTATGCGGTTTCAACAATAGGTATGTCTGCTGGTAAATGGTATATGGAATTTAAAAATGTTACCAACGATAATGATAGTTTATATGGTATTACTACCAATCCTAATTCTGACCATGTAAATAATTATTATCCTGGTGAACAAGCACATTCTTTTGGATTTTATGGAAGTGATGGCAATAAATATACTGGAGGATCAGGATCATCTTATGGTAGTGCGGCATCTAGTAATGATATTATAGGTGTAGCACTAGATATTACAAACGAAAATTTATATTTTTCAATTAATGGTACATGGCAAAATTCAGGAGATCCAACTTCAGGTGCAACTGGAACTGGAGCAATAGATATTTCTGGTATTGGTGCTGGAGACGGATTTTATTATTTTTCTGCTGGCTCTATTGACACATCAAATTATGATAATCCTTATTATAACTTTGGTAATCCAGCATTTTCAATTTCATCATCACAGGCAGATGATAATGGCTATGGCAATTTTGAGTACGATGTTCCAGCAGGATACCTTGCATTATGCACAAAAAATTTAGGAAGTGATGGAGGTTAAATGGCAGTTTATACAACAATAGACAATCCAGAATTATATTTTCAGGTAGTTACCTATACTGGAAACGCAACTGGAAGAACAATAACTTTAGATGGTGATGAGGATATGCAACCAGATTTAGTCTGGGGTAAAATAAGAAGTGAAGGTCAAGACCACGTTCTTGTAGATGCAGTTAGAGGTGTAACAAAACAACTATATGCATCAGATACTTCTGCTGAACAAACTGAAGCTCAAGGTTTAACAGGTTTTGCTTCTGATGGATTTACACTTGGAACTCATGCTTATTTTAATAAAAATACAGCAACTTATGTAGCTTGGTGCTGGAAAGAATCTGCAACTGCTGGATTTGATATAGTTTCATATACTGGAAATGGTACAGATGATACAGATATTTCACATTCACTTTCAGCAGTACCTCATTTAATAATAGTAAAAAATAAAGCTGCCACTCAGCCTTGGAGAATGCAACATAAAGCATTAGGCGAAACTTATGGAATGATTTTAAATGATACTAGTGCAAAAGATGATGATAATACCGCATGGAGTGATGAAGCTCCAACTTCAAGTGTTTTTACTCTTGGTACAAGTGCTAATACTAATAATAATACAGAAGCTTTTATAGCTTATCTATGGAGTGAAAAACAAGGCTTCAGCAAGTTTGGCTCATACACAGGAAATGGAAATGCTGATGGACCATTTATTTACACAGGATTTCGACCAGCTTTTGTAATAACAAAAAGAAGTGAAACAGGTGGTGATAATTGGCATATTTTAGACAATAAAAGAGATATTGATAATCCAGCACAAGAAGTTATTTCTGCAAATAGTAGTTCAGGAGAAGGAACAACATCAACATCTTTCATAGATTTTTTAAGTAATGGTTTTAAATGTAGAGGAACAGGCTCCTCTATTAATACAGACGCTACAGATTACATCTATATAGCTTTCGCAGAAGCACCATTCGTAAATTCAAATGGAGTACCTTGTAATGCTCGTTGATTAAATAAAATAACAAAATTAATAAGAGGAGAAGTACGCTATGAAAATAGCTCTTGCTATGATTGTGTGTACGGCTCTCTATCAAGAGTGTCTGCCGCCACATCAAATGCCAGAAACATACACAAATACTTATAATTGTATGAAAGCTGGTTATGAAGAAAGTTTAAGAAAATTAGAAGAAATAGGAGAAGAAGATGTTAATAAATATAATACCTACATTAAATTTTTATGCTATCCAATAAAAGAGGAACCCAAAGAAGATGCCTAAAAAAAATAAAAAAACATTTTCAAATATTGAAGATCATAATGGTTTAAGAATATCATACCATGAAAAGGTTTGTGCAGAGAGGATGAAAACAATTTTTAAATTATTAGATGAAATGAGAAAAGATATTAGAGAATTAAAAACTTATATGAATGTAGGAAAAGGTGCTGCCGCAATAATAATCTTTATTGGGGGTTTACTTGGCACGATTTTCTACTTCTTCACGAAATAGAACTACAGCTGCCAAAGGTTTAAGTAGTGAGTTATTAGCTGCCGCAAAGTTTGCCAAAGATCCAAACTTAATTGTGTTCACACCAGTTGGTGCTGGACCCATAGATATATTAACTTTGAATATTAAAACAGGGGAGTACCAAGGTTATGATGTCAAGACAAGAAACTACCGTAAAGATGGTTCTAAAATTAATAGACCAAGAACCAGGGAACAAAAAAGACTAGGTGTTAAAATTTTTAATTTTGACCCAGAAAAGGATTGAAGAGTTATGGATACATATAACGAGCTTAAACAAGACATTAAAACCCACGAAGGTTACAGAGATCATATATACAAAGATAGTTTGGGGTTATCTACTATTTTTTGGGGTCATCTTATTTTACCTACCGATGAATATGTTGAGGGTATTAACTACTCTATTGAAGATGCTGAGAAGTGTTTTAATCAAGATTTTAATATTGCTCTACAAGCTGCTGAGAAGTTAATTGGCGATATAGAAGTTAATCATATTCAAAAATGCGTAATTATTGAATGTGTATATCAGCTTGGCGGACCAAGGTTTTCAAAATTTAAAAAGTTTTGGCAAGCTATGAGAGATGGCAATATGGAAAAAGCTGCCGATGAAATGATAGATAGCAGATGGCACAAACAAACACCTAGTAGGTGTGAGAAAGCTGCTGCTAAAATAAGGAGTTCAAATAAATAATATGTGGTTAAGTGCAATTAAATTAGCGTTGAATGCTGGAACGCATATATACAAAAAGAAACAAGAAACTAAAATGGCTATGGCTGATGCACAGCACATGGCTGCTACCAAGATGGCTCGGGGGGAAACCGAGTATCAAGGTAAACTATTAGAGGCTAGACAATCAGACTGGAAAGACGAATTTGTATTGGTCGTATTAACGCTGCCGATTTTAGTCATTGCTTACGGGGTCTTCTCGGAGGATCCGAATGCTGCTGCAAAAATAAAAGAGTTCTTCGAGCAATTCCAGCAGCTCCCTTCATGGTTCACTAATCTTTGGATCCTTGTCGTGGCGAGCATATATGGAATAAAGGGAACACAAATATTTAGAGGTGGTAAAAAATGACAATAACTAAATCAGACTTTGATCCGCATTGCTTTGGCGGTCATTATCAAGAACCACCAGATGCTTTACACTTTCAGTTTGAAGGTGTGAGATGCGATAACTATGTTTACCGCTATGTATTAGTTGACAAGTTTAGACCCAATAAGATTGATGCAAGAAGTAAAAAGACAGAAGAAGAAAAAGATAAGTCTGGTAAGGAGATAGCTCAAAGTTATTTACCTTTAGTTTTAACAGAAGAAGTAAAACCAAGTTTAATAGATAAGATAAAAAATATTTTTTTTTAATGGCTAGAGTTAAGTTTACTCACTTTGTACCAAGGGATAAACCACCAAAAAGACCAGGTAGACATAAGAAAAATTTAAACAAATCTGAAAAGAGAAACAAAAAACTTACTAGATATAAGGGTCAAGGAAGATGAAAGATCAAATTAATCTATCTGATAAAAGTAAAATTTCTATGCCATTGGCAAACCTGGCTATGGTTATTGGGTTAGTGGCTACTGTCGTATTAATGTATAGTCAAATAACAAATAGATTAACTTCTCTTGAAACAAGTAGAGAATTAATGGCTAGTGATTTGTTAAAAGCTAGCGATCAAAAACCCATCGATCAGGAGCAATTTTTGATCCAGGAGAGTTTGGCTGGAGATTTAGAAAAGACAATTACCAGAGTAGATGACATGATGCACAATGGAGTTAATATTTCAAGAATGATTAAAGACATTGAAAGATTAAGAGATGAAGTTGAAAAACTTAAAGATAAAGTAAGAGATAATGGCAACCACCAATGATGGATAAAATTATAACACTTCTAATTGGGATTATGTTAGCGGTATCTGGTTGGGTTTTAACCCAAACATTTTCTTTATCCACAAACCAGGCGGTTCAAGTAGATAAGGTTGATAAATTAGAAAGACAAGTAGAAAAGCTCCAGGATAAGATGGCTACTATGATGGATAAAGACGAAGAGATTATGCAACAACATAAAGATTTATTTAAAATTTTAGAGAAAGGAGATACTCCAACAACGGGGTATTCGTATAACTAATGATAGAAACAGTATTTGCTTTACTACTAATAATGGATCATGAAATTAAAGAGCATCGTATTCAACCTTCATTAAGCAAATGTCTTAAAGCAAAAAGAATTGCCATGAGGGATAAAACACCTACTGATAGAGTTGTTTATAAGTGTATTAAATCTAAAGCAGAGATAGAGATTTATATGGGGGAAAAAAAAATAACTAAATTAATAATGAAATAATAATGGATCTTAAAGATAAAATAGTTGGTTTAGCTTTAGCTGCTTTAATAGCTTTGGTTGGTTGGAACCTTAAAGAAACCTGGAATATGAAAGAACAAGTATTTAAACTTCAACAGGGTCAAGTTGTTTTATCTAAACAAATTAAACAAGTTAAAAATACTGTTAAATCATTTAAGAAAAAGAATAAGAAAAAGAAAAAGAAGAATGATTAAGTATGTATTTATTCTCTTTCTTTTTTTAACTGGTTGTAATTCTGTTTGTCCAGATCAAACCAAAGTAGAAGTAGGAGTTACAGAAACAGATAGTAAAAACGATAAGTTTCAAGAGAAAAGATCTGTTACTCAAACTTTTAAATGGGGAAAGAAGAAGTGTGATGATAGATAGAATTTTATTAAAATTTTTTGGTGGTATAGATAAAGTAACCGATTGGCTCTTTGCCTGGCAAGCTCCTAGATGTAAATGCAAAAACAGAAAAAAAAGACATGGGTAAAACCAGTTCAATATGTAAT